TTTATTGAATTTATTTTCTAGGGCAGACAGTTTGCCTCCTAATAAATAAATAGCATGTTCAGGAGTAATTAACGAAGGTTTAGAAGTTCTAGGCTGAGTACTATTCGAAGATTTCATAGTTTTGCTAAAGAATTAATATTATTCATTTTAACTAATAATAATTTCTTGATATACAACAATGGAGAATGAAAAACCCAACTTTGTTAATCATGTTTTCAACTTTGAAACGGAAAGTAAAAATGAATTTGTAAACATTATACAATATTGTGTATTAGGTGTTATTTTTATTTCACTACTAAATAAATCGGTTCAAACTTATTTACCCGAAATAGATAAAGATAAAGGAACTATAGCAATAGTTTCTGAAATAATGATACAAGTAATTGTACTATTTGTAGGAGTAGTTTTTATTCATCGTATCATAACTTACATACCTACTATGAGTGGTATTCCTTATGCAGATTTAAATGTAATTACTACCATACTACCTGTTTTAATTATCATGTTAAGTATCTCTAAATTAGGTGAAAAAGTATCTATAATAGTTGACCGATTCTTTCATGAAACTCCATCTACAAACATAAAACTTGTCCCTACACAACCTATAAATACACCAGTAAATTCGGTTCCACCACAAATACTTCCTCCAGGATTAAATACATCGAATCCAATGGCAACGCCAGACCCTGATTTCAACTCCATGTTTTCAGGACAAACTACCCAACAAAATGCTCAAGAACCATTTGAACCTATGCCATCCAATTTCGGAGGAAGTATTTTTTAATCTTTTATTATAATATGTTCGATATGTTTTGTCTTCCCGCCAAAGTTTATTTAATTTTAGCCATTACTGGAGTAATTGTTTCTTTGTATAATAAATTAAGTATATCCTATTTTGTGTTTTCCTTCATATTTATACTTCTTTGGACAAATTTACTAAACTGGATATGTAACAAAGGATATATGATTTTTTCTTGGTTTCTTGTATTTTTTCCTTTATTTAGTTCATTTCTACTTCTAGGAGCGTATATGTCAAACTTAATTCACAAAGTTTAAATTATTTATTTTTATTACTCTATATATATAATGAATGAATTCATTGTATATAAAATACCTGGTGTACGTGTTACTATAAATTATACTGAGTTTAAACCGTACCCACTTATTGAAGATGATTTTATTTCAGATTTGCATGATTACAAAGAATTTAATCTTCCTATTCAACAACCCACACCAAAAACAGAAGAAGACGTAAAACAATTCGTACACGATACAGATGTATTGCCTCTATCTCTCACTACCTATCAAATGTTTGTTCGAAATTTCATGTCCAATTATACACCTTACAATGGAATGTTGTTATTTCACGGATTAGGTTCAGGTAAAACTTGTTCTTCCATTACAATTTGTGAAGAATATCGTAACTATTTAAAAACCTCTGGAAAACAACAACGTATTTATGTGTTATCCATGACAGATGCTATCGTAAAAAATTTCAAATATCAATTGTTTAATGAATCCCATTTACAGCAAGTAAATAACCGATGGGTGTGTACAAGTTGTGTAGGGGATAAATTTTTACAAGAATTAGACCCCTATCAAGTTCTTCCTATGAAAAAAGAAAATATCGTCAAATTAATTCAAGCTCTTATTGATGAATACTATGTGTTTATGGGATGTAGAGCATTTGCCAATGAAGTTGGGCATGCGTTGCAGCGTAAATCTGAATCAGGTAAAATAAAATATATCAACGAGAATTATGAAGGTGCATTATTCGTGATTGATGAAGCCCATAACATCAAAGATGATACATCAGAATCGATTAGTTTTGCAACAAGTATCACACAAATCGTAACTTATACTACAATTAAATTACTATTAATGACTGCAACTCCTGTATTTCATAGTTGTCGCGATTTTATCTTTTTATCACAATTATTGAATCGCAACGATAAACGTCCATTCATTCAAGATGCATCCGATATTTTTGATTCCAATGATATGTTTACCGAAGGAGGAAAAGAAGTATTCATTCAACATTTACATGGTTATGTATCGTACGTAAAAGGTGAAAATCCATATTCGTTTCCCTATCGTATCTATCCGGATGTCCACTATACACATCCTGACAATCGAGATTATACATTGGAACATATTCATATATATCCTGTAAAATTGAGTGAATTTCAATCGCAAAAATATATGCAAGAACAATTGAACACCTCTACATCAGGGTTAGAATTAACCGTATTCAATATTTACAATCAATTGGCGTTCATTACTTATCCAAATGGAACGAACATTAAAGAAGCTATGACGATTAACGAACAGGGTAAATTACCAGATATTTCTTATTTACCCAAATCGGAACGTTTTTTTGACCCTGAACAGATTTCCAAATACAGTGGTAAATTACATCAAATTCAAACCATGTTACAAAAATCATCCGGTATTATACTTATTTATGTGCGACAGATTACAGAAGGTATATATCCAATTGCTGTAGCGTTGGAAGCGATTGGATATAAATACAAGGATAAATCAAAACGAATTAATTTATGCAAAGACTACAGCCAACCCGACAATGGGTTTTCCTATGCAGTCTTGAATCCGTCGTTTGCGAATGCAAGTGTAAATATTCAAGATACCATTTCTACTATAAATCAAGTAGAAAATAAAGATGGAAACCAAATTAAAGTAGTCATTATTACAGATGCAACTACAGAAGGTATTGATTTCAAAAATATACGGCAAATTCATATTTTGAACCCATGGTGGAATTTAAGTCAAATTGAACAAATTATAGGACGCGCTGTTCGGTTTCGAAGTCACAAAGATTTAGATTTTAAATTTAGAAATGTTGAAATTTTTATGCATACAGCCATGTTACACGACAATTCGGAACCTACGATTGATTATAAAATGTATTGTAATTCTGAACAAAAAGCAAAAAAAATAGGAGAAGTAACCCGTGTGTTGAAAGAAATTGCGTTAGATTGTCGGTTCAATTCTATTCAAACCCAAACCAATAAATCATTGAACGGATTGACTGTATATCAAGTTACATCTACCGGATTAAAAATAGAACATCCAATTGGAGACATGCCGTATACAGTGTTAACCGACTATATGAAAGATTGTAACTATACATGCAATTCAGACTCGTATTCACCTGGAACAAAATTGACTGTTGACTATTTAACTTCACATAAAAACGCGTTAATTCAACAAATAAAAGTATTATTCAATAAAAATTATGTATACACACGTGAAGAAATAATAGATGAACTAACCATTATACCTCAAGAAAAAATAGATTACATATTATCTGAAATGATTGATAACAAAATTCCAGTGTTTGACCGATTTAATCGGCAAGGTTACATTGTCAACATCGGAGAATACTACATGTTTCAACCTCCATCCTTAGAACCAACCATTCCAACCTATGAACGTCGAATTCCAATGGCCTATGTGCATGAATCTATTCTGATTGAACCTATTCAAAAAGAAAAACAACAATTAAATGTTCAAAAATTATTAACTGTTCTCAAAACTAAATATGATATAGCCGAAAAAGAAAATACACAAAAAATGAGAGCAGTGGAAGATGAATATTTAATCTATAGTGTATTTGAAGATTTGTACAAAAAATTAGATACTTTGTTACCTATGAAAGCAGAAGAATGGGCGAAGGATAAACAAACCATGTACATTCATGCTTTAATGGACCGTTTGACCGATGTACAATGTTTTGAATTAGGTAAATATTTGCACGAACAACCTAGTTTGAATGAATTTGAACATCAATTGAAAAACTATTACGAACAATTTGAGGTGAATGGTATTTATATTTTATGGGAATATACAGATGTACGAATTGCCTATTACAAAGATTGGAAAAAACACGTTGATTATAAATACCCTAGTTTACCTGTATTCAAACAAGATTCTGAAAAAAATATAGACAATAAAGAATTACCTTTAGGTGGAATATCTGTTTCCAAAGATTTATCGGAACGTGAATTCAAATTATCGTTGCCAACTTTACCTTCTGAAAAACCACGGTTTGGTTTCAAAATTACCAAGAAACCAGATGCTATTGATATTTTACATGAACTCATTCCCACTTCCATGAAAGAAGAAAAGGTTCCCAAAATTGAACATTTAATTTGGCAAATTGAATTTTGTTTACGGTATTTTGATTTGAAAAAACATGGACGTAAAGGAAAACGTTGGTTTTTGAACCCGGTAGAAGTGATTCAAAATGTAGCTAGAAACTTTAATTTAATCAATGAAAATTTGAAAGAAAAAGAAAAGAAAAAGAAATAAACCATTAGTCTCTTTTTTTGAAACATTTTGTATATTGAATATTCTAACAATGTTGGAGTATGAAAATTAATTATTTACTCGTTATTAATTCATGTAAAGGATGAGTATTTATAAAATAAATTGAGTTAAAATAAAGAATATTATCTGTATATATCATGATATATACAGATTCCTTGTTAACCAAAACGGTACAAATTCCCATGTCAGAATGTGGTAAAAATATAACGGAGATTTTGGAACATACATTGCGACCCTTAGAAGGTAAATGTGTAACCGATGGATATGTAAAAAAGGGCTCTATTCATGTTGTTAGTTTTTCAAGTGGTATTATGAAAGACCATTACGTAATTTTTACAGTAGTCTTTGAATGTAAAATAGCTGTTCCTTTTAACAATCAAGAATTAACCTGTATTGTAGAAACAAATACTATTGCAGGATTACAATGTAAATTGTATCCAGATGAAGAGTCACCCTTTATAATATTCTTGGCAAAAGACCACCATATGGAAGATAAAACATTTTTCGAATGTACAGTTGGGTCTATTGTAAAAGTAAGTGTAATTGGGAAACGGTACAGTGTGAACGATAGTACTATATCCGTAATTGCCAAATTAATTTCAAAAGAAAGATAATGTATTTGACTATACTATGAAAATTGAATTATTGATACTTGCAATAGCTATTTTTTTTATTATGGATACATTACACGATGGTAAATATAGTAACCAATTTAAATCTTATAAAAAATATTTAAAAATTGTTGGAATTGCATTTGCTGCATATTCAATGTACATGTTTATTAAAAAAAATCCGAAAGAATCGAGGTCGATGATAGGACATTTGAATGGTATGGTTCGTTACATGCCTTTAGACAAAACGTCCAAAGATTTAATTACACCTTTTTTAGATACACATTTCGTACCACCACAAGAACAACGAATCATGGCATCGGGTGGAGATTCAACTACAAGAAGTGTAAGTGGTACTAAAAAAAAATATGTAGCGGCAAGTCAACAATGGAAATGCAACGGATGTCAAGGAACTTTAGATGCTTGGTATGAAATTGACCATAAAATTCGTCTTGCTGACGGTGGGTCCAACCATATCAATAATTTAGTAGCGTTATGTAGAAATTGTCATGGAAAAAAAACAATGATTGAAAATTTTTAACTTTTTTATAAAGTAAATGTATCATGCCATCACCCATGAAATTTTATGCATTGATGATGTTTATAATCGTATCGGCTATTCTTATTTACATTATTTGGATTAAACCTACTATAAGTATCATTCAAAATTCAAAAGACATTTATCAATCTTCTTTGGATAAAATGGACAAGACGTATGGCACTTCAAAAAAAGAATCAGAACAATCTGCACAATCTTCTTTAGATGCATGGAATGCATCTGTAAACAAAATGTACAAAATTATCATAGAAACATTATTTGGTTATAGTTTGCTACTCTTCAATTATTACGACCCACGTAGTAATTTATATGTTACGGGTGGTACCAATATTGTTCTAATTGGATGTATGATATTTGAATATGCATCCAACTTATTGAACGATTGGTTAAAACACATGTTCAATGATATTTCAAGTTCTGCTTCCAAAAATACACAAGATAATACAGGACAACATCACAAAATGTTGGCATTATTTATTTCTGGAATCATGTGTATAGCATCGATTCTAGGTAAATTGAAGTATGGTGATGATTTATTTTTGACTAGCGCAGCAGCATCGTTTGTATTATCCATGTTAACATTGTTCAATGCTAATTTCAATTCAATCGCAGCTCTCATCGGGTTTTCTATTCTTGGATTGTTGTCTGTGGTAGCTTCCATCTATTATTCAAGTCCAATGTTGTTTTCGGTCTTTGTTATTTCAGCCATTATAAGTATTTTATCTGCATTCAACGTTTCGAGTTTTGATTCGGAACCTTATATTTTTATATTATTTTTTATTGCCAACATACCATTTGTTACTTTATTCATGTACAGTCTTGATTTTAAAAATTCAAAAAATGATTCGTTGTACATACCATTACTTATTGCTTTTTATATTTTATCCATTATCATATTGACCATATTGGGAGCGGTTGATTTAACATTGAACACCAATTTATATATCATATTATCTTTTATTGGAGCTTCTATTTTGTATTATGCCAAATCATTACAAGATTCAATTTACAAGACCTTTTTATTGGTGGTTACCATGATTATATTCTTTTTTATTGCGTTGCATTATGTTCTTGTCTCTCAACAATGGATTGTGTATTTGTTTGCATTTATCCTAATCATGTACTTTATTATGAAACGTGTTCCACTACCATCTGCTGGTCAAGGTGTTCAAGCAGTTAGTAAAATAACTCGTAAAGAAATTCTACTTATCAGTGGAGAAATTTTATTTGTATTAACCTACATTTATGTTCGTAGTCTTGTCAAAAAAGTGTATACTATACATGGTCAACTTATTGTAAATAATCCTGTATCATTACATGAAATTAGTGTTGTAAAAATAGACAAATCAGTCAAGTATGATTATGGGTTGTCCTTTTGGTTGTATATAGACCCTATGAATCCAAGCTCGAGTCCACAAGCGACTAATTATACCCCTATTTTTTCTTATGGAGATGCACCCAAAGTTACCTATAATAGTATGCTGAATACGTTACGAATCGGAATAAAGACCGATTCGAACAAAATTAAAAAAGTGGATGAAATTAAAAAATTACCGTTACAAAAATGGAATCATATTGTATTAAATTATTTGAACGGAACATGTGATGTATTTGTAAATAGTGAATTGCATGCAAGTAAAATAGAAGTAATTCCAATGAATGAAAAAGATAGAATTTTTGAAATCGGCGCGGAAGATGGTATTCAGGGGAAATTATGCAATGTTATCTTTTTTCAAGAACATCTTACTGGGGTGAAAATAAAGGAATTATACACGGAATTTTCTTATAAAAATCCTCCTACCATTTAAATTAGGATATATTTGGATAAACAATGATGTAAATAATTAAGTACTTGAATACGTTCTACATTATAAGGACGAATCATCGAAATAGCTTCTTCATACGTAACCCATTTCATATCGGATACTTCAGATTCTTGAAATTTATGTTTGACAGATACACTCGTACTACATGCAATGTAATATTTATGGGTATATGATTTATAATTTGACCCTACAAAAATTTCTTCATAAGGTAATACATTTTCTATTAATTGAAGTATATGTTTATCATATCCTGTTTCTTCTTCATATTCGCGTAATGCACATGCCAATTCTGTTTCATATGGATTACGTCGACCTTTTGGAAATCCCCATTCTGGAGTTTCCCATGTAGTTTTACTTTGTTGTATTAAATCATGCAAGCAAATATAACTATTATTTAACATGTATCCTTTTTTTATGTTATTAAATTTATCTTGTGCATGTAGTTCATCGATGGAATTGTCCGATGAAATACCCCATAAATCGCACCACAAGGTATTAAAATCTTGTTCCAACACATTTTTCTTTTCGGTAATGGTCATTTCTTCAATCAAATTATGAATATGTTTTATGTTTTGACATGAATATTTTCCTCGAATAAAATCGGTAAATCCTAATGTTTTACGCCGACAAATCATCAAATATTTATGGTCCATAATATGAATGATACCATAACTTGTAATGGGCATCACACATGTTTTTGAATTATGTTTTGATTTATTACAATTAATACATCTTTTCATACGTTGTCAACAAGAATGTTTTTATATTCTATTAATTATATGGATCCAACCGTATGGGGACCGTCGTATTGGTTTGTATTACATACTATAGCATTTAATTATCCCAAACATCCTACTACCATTCAAAAAAAAATTCATTATCGTCTTATTCATAATTTACACGAATTTTTACCCAGCAAATCAATTGCGAATATATTCGTGAAAATGTTGGAAAAATATCCAGTTACACCTTATTTGGATACACAAAAAGATTTCATCAAATGGATGCATTTCATTCATAATAAAATAAATATACGATTAGATAAACCGACCATTACATTGCAAGAACATTACAACCAGTTTCATGAAGCTTTTGAACCTAAACCTACACGATTGCGCCGGTTTTTGAAAGAACGATACAATATAATTTTTGTCATTGTTGTATTATTGCTCGTAGGATACTGTGTCACGTACTTGGTTGTTGATAAACGGAATGTATTTTTTAAACCTACATTCACTAGCATATTGATTTAACAATTGAGTTTCATTAAAATAAACCATAAATGCCATATTGATTGGATATTGTTTAAACGTTATTAAAGATGCATAGGTTTGTATAGGGATGTAAATTAAACCGGACAAATCAGGTATATTGTATTTGGTAGAATCTACTATATATCCATAAGATTTAAGTTGAGTTATATTTTGGGGAACAACAAAAGCATATACTTTAAATTCATTTGGATTGGCTAGATAAAAATTATTAAATAATAATGCTCCAAAAAAAGATGCTTTCCCATCAGGTAATAAATCTTTAATTTCATTTGTTAATGAATTGCCGTCATTGGTAGATACAAACATACTAGTAGCATATTGCGCGGTAAAAAATGCAGGAGGTCTAACCACAAGGTCGTTGAGAATAGGTTGCAAATTTATATCGCTCAAACTTTTTCCTATTTTGAAAGGAGCTGAACTACTAATCGTATTGAAATTGTTTTTAGGTGCATCTACGTTTACATATGAATATTTGTAAAAATTTTTCAATTGATAAGTGTCGTTGGTATTTAATTTTATATCTGGAATGTTGTATTTGAATGATAAATAATTTAATATATTTTGAATGGATTTACCTTCATCCAATAAAAGCTGTATTAATTCAATGAATTGTAGAAATCTACAAGGCACTTTAAATATTTTGTTTTTTTGTATAACACTATCTTTATTTAATTGAAATGGTATTTTACCATTTGCATTAAATCCTTTATAACCTGGACCGTTTGTAATATACGTATTTTTTAACAACAGCAATTTATGAGCATCATAGAGTGCAGGAGTCGGTTTAATATATTGAAGTACAGCTCGACTTCCGTATCGTGTAGGTAAACGATATTGAGGTGAAGGTTGAATGTATTGTCCATTTGAATTACATGAATTTATCATAATTAATAGATAGATTTCATTTTGTATCTTGTAAATACCATTGTAATGACAAATAAGGAGGTGTAGATGTAACTACATTGGAATTTTTATTCACAGTCAAGTTGGGACCATTATCTACAATAGCTATGATTTCACCTGGTTGCAATGCATGGCTAAAATATCGTAAATCAGATATGTATCCTTGAAATCCACCATTCAACCCAACATTCACATTTCCATAGTTTTGTTTTGGAACATTGGCAAGTACATGACGTTTTGCTAAAGTACCATTGATGTATACATCAAGATTATTGTTTTCAATTCGTATCACTACATGTAACCATTTATTCATTGGAATATTTGGAATTTTGATTTCTTCATTAATAGTTGTAAATGTATTCATAACTACAACTAATTCGTTGGAGTTTGGAGATAAATATAAACCAGGTGCATTATTTGGGAAATTCATTCCAATATTATCACCTTCTGTCTGAATGTTGTTATCACCTTTATGGAAAATATGTTGATATTCGCCTGTTTTTCCTAAATCAGTTATGTTTAACCAAATGGCCCACGAAAATTCTAATCCATATTCTTGATTATTCGCCCTTTCTATCGGAACTGAATCTTTCATACTTGGGTCTTGATGAATAATCAAAGGAACATTTCCGGGGAGAAGTCCCTGAACTACATATGGGTTTGCAGATGGTCCAAGGAAATAACCAAGAACATTCATACCTATCATCATAACTATTGTAAAAAAAATTAATGCTGATATAATAACAATAAATTTTTGTAATGGTGTATCTTCGTCCATATATAGTATGTAGAAAAATTAAATTGTAAGGGACGCTTCTACGTTATTTCCTTTTAAGAAACTTAATTGGAATTTATATTGATTGAAAAAATTACTAAACATGTTACCACCTGGTCCACTTTTATATATGTTCCATGCTTGCTGAGGATTAATAGCGTCATTCCAATAATTGAAACGCGAAGTATATCCCGAAAACCCTTCTAATGGTGTCAAATAAACAGAAGCAGCTGGGTCTACATAGGCAGGAGAAGGCAATATACATGTTTTTACCAATTTACCATTTATATAAGTGTCTAAAGAACGATTGTTCAAAGTTACAATTAAATTTGTCCATTTTTGAATAGGTATATTTTGTACTTTGCAGCTGAATAGTTCTTCGGTGTTAACCATAGCAACTTTAACGGTTAAATCATTTTCGATAGGTGAAAATACAACACCAGGCATTAATTTTTTGTTTCCTCTACAGAATATAATTTTTTCAGAACCATAACGATAGGACCAGTCATCTAGATAAAACCAAATACTATAAGCATAGTTTATGGATGCACCGGTTGGTAATGAAGTAGCTGGTACGACTAATTCTGTTTTTGCATCCGAAAATGAACTTAATGAAGTAGGACCGCTAAATAACCATGCTAAAAAATAAACAATTACTAAAAAGAATATAATCATGAGTATGAATTTTATCATATTATGTAAGTAGAAATTAAATTTATGAGATTAACAATAATGATTCCCAATGACTAGATGGTCGTCTTGGAATAGTTATATTCTTAAAGTTTACTTTTGTAATAGGCACTACAATTTTATAACTTACCATAAATAATGGATTTTCATTCTTAAAAGCAATTATTTTTTTTATTAATTTATTATATTCTACTTGCCTATAGTACGAATTCATTGAAAATAAAGAATGATGATAATGATACAATAATGGTTTAAATTCAATTAATATATTATCTGGAACAATATTCATGCTCGATAGAATAGGCTCAAATCCCATAGTGTATGTGTTATAAATAGTTAATTCATTAAACATACTACGTAATTCTTGACAGGTTTTAGTATCTGTATTTTTTCGAATACTATTGTCAATAATATATTCTTTAACTAAACCTTCATGTTTTAATGAAAAAAGTCCTAAATTAAATTGTTCTTTCATAAATAAAGTAAAAAGAGGATGTATGAATAATCCTCTTTTTTGCATACAAAAATAAATAATGTACAAATTTTGTACTGAAAATTTAACATTTGTATAAGGATTTTTAATAACTAATGGCGTTGAAAAAAAATGTTCATCTGAATTTGTTAATGAATTGAAAATAATATTTGCTAAATCAAACAGTTTAAACGTGTATTTTTTATAGTCGTGCATGATATCAATTAAATATTTTGGGTTAGTTTCTGATAAAGGGTTCAATGCTAAATCGGTTGTTACATAAGATGTACGTCGTTTGCGTACATAACGAACAAACATAGAAGTCAACACATTCTTTTTTTGTATTGCTTTACAAAAAATATTTAATACATGTTTTTGTATACAAGGAGGTATAAATGGATTGTTTTCCACATGTTTAGAATAAGTAAGTAATTTATCTGTTTTATAGTAGATACATAAATTTTCAATTAACTGTATATTTGCATAACAACCATGTTTAGCACATTCTTCAATAAAATACGCTTGATTATGGTCTATTTCATATTTAAAAAAATATTCTATCATAATATTCTATTTACTATATTTTTATATTAGTTACAAATCTAATACATACGTCATTTCTGAAAATTCTTTATTTTCAATGACATCACTAATACTACCTAAATTTTCTTTAATTTCAATCTTATCACATACTGAACTTTCCATCTGAAATAGTCGTTCTTCTTGTTCCGTTCGTAATTCCGTTTGTTGAAGTTGGTCAATATCTGTCATGACATCAAATGCATTCGTACCATACAATCCTGGCTGTCCTAACATTACATTACACGATACGCCACGAGCGGTGTCAAATTCGGCAAACATGGCTGCTTTTAATAACATTTCAGGCGTTTCTTCAAACGATGCTTTGGCAATAGGACCAATATCATCATTGTTAATACCATGTCTTGAAATGGCAATCAATTTTGAATTACACGTCATTCGGTCACACAACAACGATAAATGGTGGTCATTGATGGTAGAACCTCCTGATGCAGAAATGACATATTTGAATTCGTTCAAAATACTTTCACGAGCAGCTTCAATACCCAACACATGAAACATTTCGCGAATATCGTTACTATACGTTTTGGTAGAATCAATATAATCTAGACCAAGAATATCCATTAAATTGGACCCTACAGTATCCAATACATACATTTTTTTGTCGTCTTCTTTTACCACCATGTTACCATGTTCTTTCACTACCACATTTTTTATTTCGCGAAAATTAATTTTATCAATATGTTTGATGCCACGAAGAATAGTATTGTTCAAAATATGTTCTTGCATCGATTTTAACCTGTAAATATCATCTAAATCTTTGAATACATTCTTTTTATTTACTTTGTTCAACAACTGAATACGGAAGATGAGTTCATCTTCATTGTAATCGGAATACATACATTCAATTTCTCTTGTATAATTTTGTTTCAAGATGAAATTAATATCATCCATTGTAATTTTTTTAGTAAACATTTTTTCTTTGTCCATCACTAACCGTATAACCCATTTTGAATCTGTATTGTATTGTTTGTCGGTTTGCGTACTGCATCCGTCTAGAATAGCATCCACATCCATACATGACTGAATCAATTTCATATCACGACTATTTTTTTCAAATAAAATAGTTGCTGAATGCACAATGTCTATTAATCGTGTATGTTCAATCATGCTAATCAATGTTTTTGCACGTTCCAAATCATGCTGTTCAAATTCTTTCATATAAATTGTATCCGAGGGTTGTTTGATATTGGTCGATAGAGATAATATTTCTTCAATGCGCGGCACACCAAGAGTTACATTCGTTTTACTTGCTACACCTGCAAAGTGGAACGTATTCAATGTCATCTGTGTAGTAGGTTCACCGCATGATTGCGCTGCAATAATACCTACCATTTCCCCTGGGTTTATCAAGGCTTGTTTGTAATGCAACACTATATTTTCAAGAAGAATGATAATAGATGCTTTGTTCATGTGATGGGCAAGTATCAACTCTCTAGGAGATAGATTGAAATCATACAATATTTTGAACAGTATAGTAGGAGCATAAGGTCCAAGTGAATTTAATTTTTGAAAATAGGAATCGGTCAATTTGTAAATTTCCAAAGGAGTAATATCCAAACTTGATTCTTTGGATGCATTTACTTGATTCTTAATGTTTTGAATAATGTGTGCAAAATTAACAGGCAATAATACTTTGTAGGTCTTTTCACTGACATAATTAAATACATTTTTAATAATACTATCGCGAATACCAATCATAAACTCAATCAAATGTTCGCTGTGCTGTTTGCATTCCATTTGCTGGTCTTGGTATCGTTTAAATGTTTCTGCATCAAATACACTTGCAAATTCTTCAAAATTGGTATGAAAATGAGCGTACACTTGTTCTTGTTTGTAAGCACACAATTGAATGGTTTGTGTTTCTACTTTAGTAGGGTCAATATTATCATCTCCATATTTGAATTGCATAATTTTATTTTTGGAATTGCGAACTGTACCATCATACCCTGTAATACAATCTTCCAATGCTTTAATCAATCGACGCTGAATATAACCGGTAGTTGATGTTTTTACAGCAGTATCAATCAAACCAATACGACCACCCATAGCATGGAAGAAGAATTCAATAGGAGTGAGTCCTTCAATAAAGGAAGATGCAACAAATCCTCGTGCATCGGGTCGGTCATCATATTTCGTAAAATGCGGAAGAGTACGGTCGTCATATCCGTATTCAATACGCTTACCATCAATTTGCTGAGGTCCCAAACAAGCAACCATTTGCGAAATGTTGACATCTGAACCTTTAGAACCGGAATCAACCATTCCTTTGAATCGATTGGTTTTTTCAAGAGCATCCGTTCCAATCTTGGTAGACTCTTGATTTGCTTTTCCAAGTAATCCATTGACTTGAAATTCAAATTCTTCTAAATTTGTTTTTCCTGTATCATTTTTAAACTCATTTATATGTACACGTTGAATTAGTTCGGATACTTTTGTATAATATTCGTAAATTTTACTTTTGATATCTTGTTTCACACTTCGTCCATCTTTATACGGTAAATATAAATCACTGATACCAACACTAAACGAGTGTGTTTTCATGTATTCATTTACAATATATTGCAGATTATCTATAAAATCACATGTTTGAATATGACCAAAATCATTGTAAATGCGGTGAATCAATCCATTTGAATTTCCTCCCAAGACACCTTTGTTCATTTGGCCTTTGATATATTTTCCATTTTTTATGGTAACTCCTGAAGTAGTGGACATGGCAGGAATAATCATGGATAAAATATTATAATTGGTAATTTTTTTAGCTGTAAACATTTCAGGTTCAATATGATTGCATTTATTGAGCAATGTCATTGCGTGAAGTGGGCTGAATTCACGTTCTTCTTGCGAAAATAGATAAGCACCAATGAGCGAATCTTGGAAAATACCGATAATAGGTGAACTAGATGCAGGACTTACAATTTGATAAGGAACTGCTGCCAAATGACGTAATTCAGTTTCAGTTTCTAAACTTTGCGGCATGTGTAAATTCATTTCATCACCATCGAAATCTGCATTGTATGGTTTAGTATCACCTACATTCATACGAAATGTATCTCCTTTATACATAATTCGTACTTTGTGTCCCATCATGCTCATTCTGTGCAACGTAGGCTGACGGTTGAACAAGATTACATCTCCGTCCATCATGTGTCTGTGAACAATATCTCCTATTTCTAATTTAATTAATGTACGGTTTGCATATTTCAACGACTTGAAAATAGAATTCTTCTTTTCAATCAATTTAGCACCTGGATAATTATCAGGTCCATTCAGAACTAATTCAGTCAATGCCTGAATATTACGAGCGTTGACTACAACAGGTTTTGTCATATTTTTAGCAATTTTGATAGGAACTCCCAATTCGCGAATGGATAAATTGGGGTCTGGTGTAATGACAGACCGTGCACTAAAATCAACACGCTTACCCATTAAATTACCACGCAACCGACCGGTCTTACCATTTAACCGGTCTTTGATGGATTTGAATGCACGTCCTGACCTTTGCTGAGCTGGCTTTGCATTGGGTATTTTATTATCCACCATGCTTGCTATGTAGTATTGTAATAGTGTATGGTAATCATCTAATTGACCTGCCGAGACATTTTTTATTTCCATTTTTTCTTGAAGTGTTTTATTTGTTTTGATAATTTGTACCAACAAATGACTCAAATCATCTTCACTGCGTTGAGATGAATCTTGTTTGACAGATGGACGAACTGCTGGAGGTGGAACTGGAAGTACAGAGCAAATCATCCATGCTGGATGCGACCATATTGGACTTAACCCCATAAAGGAAACATCTTCATCCGATATTTTTGAAAATATTTTAATAAACATTTCCGGTGGAATTTTCATGTTGGTAGTGGCATCATCTTCTACATTTTTCATTTTTGCCCATTCGGCCACAATCGTAGCAATACCTTCACGTTTGTATTTGATAGGCTGAATACAACCACATCCATGGTCATTCTCTCCACACCGTTTGATACCGCTGCATAAATCTTGTACCTTTTTCCAGCGTTTTTCATTTGGAAATTGCAACAAATAGTTGTGTTTGTGTTTGTCCAATAGAATTTTACTACACCGAATACAAATCATTTTAATAACCGATACAATAGTATCCAAATATTGAATGAAGAATACAGGACGAGCTAATTCAATGTGGCCAAAATATCCGGGACATTGAATATGGTCCAATCCATCCGTAGGACAAATGGGACCAGGTTCAATTGTTCCCATTCGTGCATCAAACAATCCATTTGGAACTGGTTTATTATTAATATACGTATCTCTGTTTGTAATTTTGACTACAGATGCTTTTCTTATTTCTTCTGGTGATAGAATGCTGAACTGAATTCCTAAAATTTTAGCATCTTGCACAAGATTACTCATTATATATATAGCAATACATATTTTGTTCAAATCAATTTTTAATTTATTTTAAAATTGATTTGAACAAATCCTTTTAATAATAGTATACAGTATGAAAAAGGAATATAATTTGAGGAACAAAAAAATAAAATCTATTATTCCCCCTGAAAGTGATAGCGAAGAATCAGATGAAGATAGTGATTACACCACTACATCGAATGAAAGTACTGAATCAGAAATTACAAGTTCTCCTGATACAGATGAAGATGAAGAAGAAGAAGAAGAAGAAAAAGACCCGGTCAATGTAAATATTACGTTTACCATGTCAAAAGATGAATACGAAGATTCTGATGAGTCGGAAGATGAAACCCCGCCAGAAAACAATATACATTTACAGAAAGAAGTGTTGGATAAATTGATGGAATTGAAAACAACATACAAAGATTTACCTATTATGAAAGAGTTGGAAACATTGCATACTACAGAAAGCAAAAAATATGAAAAAAGAAAATTAAAAATAGATGCGCAAATGAAAGAAATGCATATTAAAAAGTTTGAAAAATTAACCTCTTTCAAAACAATTACCGATGTAAAGTATTTTTCAAAATTATCATTGGAAGAACAAATGGCCTTTTTGACAAAACTAGAATCAATTACTAATATTGACCCTAAACCATTGCGTATACGATTGATTGAAGCTGACATTCCAAATGAATATAAAGTGTTTGCACTGAAAAAAATGCAGGCACTCAACCATCTGAGTGAAACCGAAGGAGGCGAATACTATAAAATCAAATACTGGATTGATGCATTCATGGACATTCCTTTTGGTGTGTATAAAGAGTTGCCTGTATCTATCCATGACGGCGTTGACAAATGCCATGAATTTATGGAAAATGCAAAATCTATATTAGACAAAGCAACGTATGGACTCACTGATGCCAAAATTCAAATCATGCAATACATTGGACAACTCATTACCAATCCAAAGTCAATTGGTACCTGTATTGCATTTGAAGGACCTATGGGCACTGGTAAAACAACCTTAGTAAAAGAAGGTATCAGTAAAATATTAAATCGACCATTTGCATTCTTTGCACTCGGTGGTGCAACCGATAGCAGTACGTTGGAAGGTCATTCCATTACCTATGAAGGAAGTGTATGGGGTAAAATTGTAGATACGCTTAAATCGTGTAAATGCATGAACCCGGTATTCTATTTTGATGAATTGGACAAAGTGAGCGATACACCTAAAGGAGAGGAAATCATTGGTATTCTAACACATTTGACCGACACATCTCAAAATGACAAATTCCATGATAAATATTTTGCAGAGATTGAGTTTGATTTAAGCCGAGCTATTTTCATCTTCAGTTACAACGTACGCGCCAAAGTAAACCCTATTTTGAGAGACCGTATGTACGTCATTCAAACCGAAGGCTACACTACTCCTCAAAAATTGATTATTACCAAAGATTATTTGTCGGTTGCCATTCAAAGAAATATCAATTTCCAACCCAATGATGTCATTATTACCGATGCATCCATCCAGTACATTATCGAAAAGTATACAGAAGAAAAAGGTGTTCGCGAATTAAAACGGTGCATCGAAAACATTTATACCAAGTTGAATCTGTTCCGAATCATGAAACCCCAATGCAATCTGTTTGAAAAAGAATTAAATTTTAAAGTTACCTTTCCCTTTACAGTGAATCCAGACATGGTCCAGAAATTATTGAAGCATGACACTGCTACGGTAAATCATATGATGTACATGTAAATATTCATTTTTTTCAAAAAAAAA